GCAGACGAACTCAATCGTCTTGCAAACGGTGGCACATATCCAGTAATGACAGCATACAAAGTAGAACAAGGTGCTGCTAACGCATGGGCTGGTACATCTGGTCTAGGTCTTATTGCTGCTCTTAATTACAAGGCTGATTCAACTCGCCAGCCAGATGACTACAAAGACTATAACGCCATCTGTAATGAGTTAGCAGGAACCACTGGATTATCAGGAGTCGTAGCCCTAAGGAGCATTAACCTATGAGTTCAACATTTAATGAACTAGCAGACCGCGTTGAAGCGGTGCTGCATGGCTACACAGAAAACACTGAGCCAAGCACTTGGCTTACAACTAGCGCTACTAGCACAACCACAACCTTGTCTGTGTATGATGCATCAGGCATTGGGCGTGGTTATGTACAGATTGACGATGAAATTGTATTTGTTAACAACACAGACAATGTAGCCAATACCCTTACCCTTGCACCTTGGGGTCGTGGACAGCGTGGCACAACAGCAGCGACTCATGCTCAGAACGCAAAGATAACAGCCTCACCATTGTTCCCACGCAATGAGATTAAGAAGGCTATTAACAACACTATTGATGCTATGTACCCAATGGTATTTGCTACTGCTAGTACAGACTTTAAGTTTATTGCAGCCCGTACTACATACCAGTTGCCTGCAGATTTTCAGAACGCACTCAGCGTTACCTACTCAACAGTAGGACCAACAAAAGAGTGGATGCCAGTTCGTGCTTACAACCTAGACCGCTCAGCAGATACAGATGCATTTACTTCTGCTCGCAGTATTAGCGTTTACGCAGGCATTGTGCCTGGACAAACAGTGCATGTGTTCTACTCCAAGCGCCCAACGCTTCTTGTCAATGGCAATGATGACTATGACACAACAACAGGCTTGCCTTCATACTCAGAAGATGTAGTCATCTATGGCGCAGCCTTCCGTATGGTTTCATTCTTGGACCCTTCACGCCTTGGTCCACAGTCTGCATCCGCAGACATCCTTGATGGTGTGCGACCAACAGGTTCTGGACAGAACGCTTCCAGATACTTGTACAGCATTTACCAGCAGCGTTTAAACGAAGTTGCGGACAACCAACGCCGTCAACACCCAATCCGTTCCCACTACCAGAGATAGGTTAAAAAATGGCAGCAGGCGACCCAGGCTCCCCAGCGCGGTACTACTCATCAATCGCAGTAGAAACAGCGTTATCAGGTTCCATTCCAGCACAGGCACAAGGCGCAGCAAACACAGCGTTCATTGTTGCATCTGTCTCTGGCTTTCCATCATCATATCCTTACACACTTATTGTTGACCCAGATACATCTAAGGAAGAAGTAGTCACCGTTACCGCAGGTAGTGGAACAACCCTTAGCGTAACTCGTGGCTCTGACAATACTCAAGGCGTAGCACACTCCGCAGGAGCAGTTGTTCGCCACGGTGTATCAGGTCGCGAGTTCCGTGAAGAACAAACTCACATTGCTGCTCGCGGTTATGACATTGACCAGACAATCCTTGACCTTGCAAACCAGACACATGTCCACGGTATTGTCACTGGTGAAGGTGTAGTCGTTGGTACTCTTAAAGCACAGACACTTACACAAAAGACTCTTACTACTCCGACCATCAATGGCGCTACTATCAGTGGAGCGGTAACTTCAACTGCCACTGTTACTGGTGGAACAGTTACCTCTGCAACTATAACAAGTTCTACTATCTCAACTAGCACATTTACTGGTTCATTCACAGCATCTGCTGCAACTTTTGTAAGCCCTACTATTTCAGGCAGCCCAGTTATCACTGGTCTATCTAGCACAGGCATGGTTGACTCATCTGCTACACCTAAGATTTATGTAGATACAATTCTTGGCTCAGCACAAGCCGCTGCTATTAGCGCAGCATCTGCTGCAGCCAGCGCAACAAGTGCTGCTACATCAGCCACAAGCGCTGCTGCTAGTGCTTCTGCTGCTGCTTCATCAGCATCTGCTTCTGCAACAAGTGCAAGTGCTGCTGCAACAAGTGCTGCCTCAGCAGCGGCTTCTGCTACTGCTGCAGCAACCAGCGCTACAAGCGCTGCTGCATCAGCAACCGCTGCTGCTACCTCTGCTACCTCTGCTGCTAACAGTGCAACCGCATCAGCATCAAGTGCAAGCGCATCTGCAACATCTGCATCGGCTGCAGCAAACTCTGCTACGGCTGCTGCTACATCTGCAGCAAGTGCTGCAACTTCTGCAACTTCTGCTGCAACATCAGCAACAAGTGCCGCTGCAAGCGCTGCCGCTGCTGCAGCAGTGTTGTCTGGTTCATTCGATGCTAAGGGTGACTTACTAGTTGGAACAGGTACTAACACCTTTGACCAATTATCAGTTGCTGCAACCAGTGGCTACATCCTTAGTGTTAACAATGCAACAACAACAGGACTTGAATGGATTGCTGCAAACCCTGGCGACATTACAGGAGTTACTGCTGGAACTGGATTATCAGGCGGTGGGACATCGGGTGCTGTAACAGTATCTCTTGACACATCATCTGTATATGTAGTTCCGTCTCAGACTGGTCAAAGTGGCAAGTATCTAACAACAAATGGAACCGCTTCATCCTGGGGTGCAGTAGATGCACTACCTTCACAGGCTGGCAATGCTGGTAAGTTCCTTACTACTGATGCAACAACAGCATCTTGGGCAGTAGTTGCAGGTTCTCTTGCACAGCCAACTGAACCAACATCTCCTACAGATGGACAAATCTGGGTAGATACAGACGGCACAGCACTTATCAATCAGTTGCTACGCTGGTCTAAGGCACCTGCCAATGGAACAACAACTCTATCTGGCAATGATGATAACTCAGTACCACTGACCTACAGCGTAGGTTATGAGCAGGTATTCCAAAATGGTGCATTACTTGCACGCGGTTCTGACTACACAGCAACTAATGGTACAAGCATCTCATTGACTAACGCCTCTGTAACTGGAGATATCTTTGAAGTCTTTGCTGCACAACCTGTAGCAATCTCTGATGTGTACACACAGACTCAGGCTAATGCAGCGTTTATTAATGACTCACTGTTAACTACTACTGGTGACACTATCTACGCATCAGGCGCTAACACACCTGCTCGTTTAGGTATTGGTTCAACAAATCAAATTCTTACTGTATCTGGTGGAGTTCCTGTTTGGGGTGGTGATTGGACGGCTTACACGCCAACTTATGCCACAGGAATTACGGTAGGAAATGGAACTGTTTCTGCAAAGTATCAACAAATTGGAAAATTGGTAAATGTAAGGTTTCAATTTACTTTAGGTTCGACTTCAGCAATTACTGGAATACCGAGAATTAGTTTGCCAGTTGCTGCTTCAAGTATTTTGTATGTGAATATGGGTATTGTTACTTTCGGCGATTATGGTGTTGGTATGTATCCTGGCTTAGCCATAATTGACACGACTAGTCGAGTTTATTTAGCCACAATAGGTGCTAATGGAACTTATGCCGTGGAAAATGCAGGTACAAGTGCCACCGTGCCTTTTACTTGGACAACAAATGATTTTATTGATTTCTTTTTAACATACGAGGCGGCATAAAATGACATTCCAATTTAACCCAATGTATCCAGATGCTACTAATGAGCATAAATGGGAACAGATTAAGTTGTGGCGTAATGCCCAACTTGCTCGCACCGACTGGACTCAAATATCAGACTCACCTGCAGACAAAGCAGCGTGGGCTACATATCGTCAAGCATTGCGTGACCTACCTGCTCAAGGTGGTTTAGCAGATGAAGCAGTATTTCCAACAGAACCAGGGAGCAACTAATGGCAACCATCAGTAATACACCAAGACCAGGCTATGTCTGGGACAGTGCAGACAATGTCTGGTATCCAATCGGAGTAGGTGCTCATCAGCATACTAATGCTGCAGATACTCCAGCGGTAATGCCTTACTCTACCTATGCTGCTGCTGGCAAGAACAAGATTATCAACGGAGATTTTGGTATCTGGCAGCGCGGCACAAGCGTTACTTTAGGAAGCGGTCCGCTTGGCGCTTATGGTCCAGATAGATTTATCTTTGAAGCGTATGGTTCATCAACGGCTGCAACAGTTACACGCCAAACTTTTACTCCAGGTACAGCACCTGTGTCTGGTTATGAAGGTCAATTTTTTGGTCGCTTAACTAACTTTGCAACTGCTAGTGCTTGGCAGATTCGCCAGCGCATTGAGGATGTCAGAACTTTTGCTGGTCAAACTGTTACATTTTCTTTCTGGGTTAAGGCAAGCACTTCTTTATCTGGAATTAGTTACCAAATAATTCAAAACTTTGGTTCTGGTGGTTCAAGTACATTTACTGCGGATATTGCTACAGGTCAAACAATTTCAACATCTTGGACTCGTTATTCTGTAACAACCACAATCCCGTCTATTTCAGGAAAAACAATTGGAACAGGTAGTTACTTAGAGTTTAACTTTTACCAAGGCGGTAGTGCTACCAATTCATCAACCATTGATACTTGGGGTTGGCAAGTAGAAGCGGGTTCTAATGTAACAGCCTTCCAAACTGCCACTGGCAACCCAGCATCTGAATTAGCCGCTTGCCAGCGTTACTACTGGCGTTCAACTCCAGGCACAAACTTTGGTGTCTATGGACTAGGACAAAATGGAAACACAATTTATTGTTATGTTTCTATGTTCTTGCCTGTTTCAATGAGAGTGGCACCTACAAGCCTTGACGTGCCAACCACTATAACACGATTAAAATTAACTAATTCAGCGGTTACAAACTTTACAATTTCGGCGATTGCTTTAGATACGCCAACTTTAAACAATCTATCCGTTGTTGTGACAAGTTCAGGTCTAACAGGTGGTCAATCTTTAATGCTAACTAATAACAATGATGCGGCAGGATTTATAGGAGCGAGTGCGGAACTATGATAGAAACATTTGAGCAAGAAACAATGAGTGGTTTGGTTACTTTCGTGCGTATTGTCAATGGAGATACCGCAACCATTATGACCAAAGAAACTTACGATAAGCAGCAAGCGGAACAATCCACACCGAATCTACCAATCGGAGGTAACGAGTAATGACCAGAGCCTATAACACAGCCACTACTCAGCAAAACTCTGGTGGTGCAGTAGCAGGTGTAACTGCTGGTAAGAACCTAGTCATCAACGGTGCGTTTGATTTTTGGCAGCGTGGTACTACATTTACAAATCCTGGTGCAAATACATATGGTCCAGACAGATGGACTATTGGAGATAACACAGGTTGCGTATACACACGCCAATCATCAGATGCTCCAACTGGATTCCAATATTTTATGAGAGTGTTTCGCACAGCAGGAACAAGCAATACATCAAATATAAATGTTGTGCAAAGTATAGACACTCCTACATCTATACCATTTGCTGGCAAAACAGTAACATTATCTTTATACCTTCGTAAAGGGGCTAATGGACCATCAAACTTAAACATTGCTTTGGTTTGGGGAACTCAAACAGATGGTTCGTTATGGGGAGGTGGAGGTAATGGTGGTTCTATAGTTGCCGTATCTCAAGCCATAACTACATCTTGGACACGCTATACATACACTGCAACTGTGCCATCTAATGCAACTCAACTATTTGTTTGGGCATATTATGCAGGAAGTGGAACTTCTCCAGCAAATGAATACTTTGATATTACTGGAGTTCAACTTGAAGTAGGAAATGTAGCAACACCATTTAGTCGTGCTGCTGGCACTGTCCAGGGTGAATTTGCTGCGTGCCAAAGATATTATCAAATTGCTGGAGACACCATTTATGAAATAATGGATGGTGGATATATGACAAGTGGAAGCGTTGCTTACCCTAGTTGGATATTCTCTGTACCAATGCGAGGAGTGCCAACTGGTACAGTTGTTGGCAGTTGGGCTATATTAAATGTTGGACAACCAGTCTTACAAGCATCGCAACAAAGAGGATTTTGTTTAAGAGCAACATCTGGTACAACTGGTGCATATTATTTCCATAGTAATACAACATACTATCTAACCTTTAGCGCGGAGATATAAAATGGCAGTTACATACAATCACATTCAAGCAGACTTAGAAACATTAACTATTGAACACATTGATAGGTTTAATGAAGATGGAACTGTGTCCTGGATTCCGATTAACCCAGCCAACTCAGACTATCAAGCATATTTACGCTGGCTAGAAAATCCAGAAGCAAAACAATCCATACCAAACCTGCCTGCTTAACATTTAAACTGTTTAAACAAATTTAACTTAAGGAGACATAGTGGCAAGTCGCCCACCTGATATATCCGAGCGCGTGATAATTGACCTGTCTGGTCGAACCTCCGCCTACTATGACCCAACCACTTACAAGTTTGATGTTGCTATTGGTGGCATGCCGTTTATCTATGGCATCACAGATGCCACACCATACCGCCGTCAGACTGCAGAGTTTAGAACTCAGCGCTTTGACAATGCCCGTGACCCAGGTGAGCAATCACTGTCAGGTTCAGGCTATTGGATTCGTTCACAGTCATCCTTCCACTTAGGTGGAGGCATCACCTATCAGGAGCCTATTGTTGGCACACCTGATGAAGTTAAGTTTCAGTTCTCTGACTCAGTAGGCGTAGACCCATGGACTCCAGGACAGTTGAGCCTGCTCCACTCTACAAGCCTTACACAGGCTTCTACTGCCCGCTCTGGCGTATTCTCAACCATTATTGGCAGTACTGAGTACCTTGTTAAGGTGACTGGTTCAGCAGCAGTGACAGCCCGTGTAACAATTACTACTACTGCTGGCTCATCAACAACAGTTATTAACAACACTGCAATTACAGAAGAAATTTTGTATGCAGCAATGGGTGGCAATGACCTGATGATGGTCACACCTACTAAGGTATGGCGTTATTCGTTTGACCAGAACTCCCCCGCACTGCATCAAGACTACGCAATCAACACAGCCAATGCTGCGACTGCTTTTATTTCCTATGTTAAGCAACGCTTTATGTTGGGCTATACCGATGTTAATAAGAATACTTTTGTGTATGAGTTAGTACGCAATCTAGGTTCTAGTATTAACCTCAGCACACTTACCGCTGTTAATGGTAGCGCTACCCTACCCATTGGATTTAGATTCATGGGTATTACAGAGTCAAGTGCTGCTATCTATGTTGGTGGATTCTCAGGTGATGAAGGTATCGCTCTCAAGATTACAGTAGATAACACTGGTGCTTTAGGCACCATGACTACAGTACTTGTGCTTCCACGCGGCGAGCGCCTTACCGCTATGTATGGGTACCTTGGTACTTTCGTAGCACTTGGCACTAGCCGAGGCGTGCGTATTGCAATCTCAGATGCTAGTGGAAACCTATCGTATGGTCCACTTGTATACGAATCAGCCTATGACATCTATGCATTTACTGCCAGCAACGAATACATTTTTGCTGGAGTCAAGGGTGAAGTTAATAGTTACTCAGGACTTATCCGTATTAACCTTGGAGCACCACTTGGTAGCGGCAAGTATGCTTATGCTAAAGATGTATACGCAGAAGGTGTTACTGGTTATATCTGGTCTATCGCTACATTTGCTAACGACCACAAAGCATTTACAGTTGAAAACTCTGGATTATGGACTGAATCTCAAACCAACTATCTTGAGTCAGGTGAAATAACTACTGGCATTATCCGCTTTGATACTTTCGAGAACAAAGCATGGAAGCGTATTAAGTTACGCATCGAAGGCACACTACAGGGTGACATAGATATGTTCCGCGTTATTGATGGAACAGACATAGCGTTTCAGACAGTGCCAGAAGGCACTACTGCTATCTATGACTATGACTTAGCCCCTGTCTTTAATGATGTTACAGCCGAAGCACAGTTTAAGTTCCGTTTAAACAGAAACAATACAGACCCAACTAAGGGTGCTGTTATCTACGGATACTCAGTCAAGGCTTTGCCTACTCCTACTCGTGCTCGAGTACTACAGATTCCATTGTTCTGCTTTGACCAAGAGACTGACCGCAATAAACAAATCATTGGTTACCAAGGCTACGCGCTGGGTAGATTGCAAGCGCTAGAACAAATGGAAGCACTGGGCGAAACGCTCGTCATCCAAGACTTTACTGCTGGTGGAGAACCCATTGAAGCGGTGGTTGAGCAGGTTACATTTACCCGCACAACACCACCTAACGGAAACTTCTCTGGCTATGGTGGAGTAATTCAAGTAGTTGCTCGTACTGTCGTCTAATACATAAGGAAAATAAATGACTCCTGCTCAGTGGCTAGGTTTAGCCATATCCGTTTGTACCCTCGTTGCTGCATTTGCTACAGCAGTTCGCTGGTTAGTAAAACATTACCTGTATGAACTTAAGCCTAACTCTGGCTCAAGTATGCGTGATGAGATTACAGGTCTTAAGCACGAAGTTGCAATCATTAAAGACCTAGTTCTTGAGTTAGTAAAGAAATGAGTAACGATGAAATCTGTTGCCAAGAAAGCCACACCTGCCGCAGTTGCAGTCCTACGCCAAGCCACAGCGATAGCACCATTGCGTATGAAAGCCAGCGATGGGCTTCTTCCATCGAACGCTCATCTCAAGCAGAGTCCAGTCAGCGACCATAACACTGGTCTTGCTGTTGACTTAACGCACGACCCTAAGAACGGTATTGATTGTGAAGAAATATTTGAGAAACTTAAAGAAGATAAGCGTGTCAAGTACCTTATCTTCAAAGGAAAAATCTGGTCCAGAGAAAAGTCCAAGTTGGGAAACAGACGGTACACTGGGAGTAATCCTCATAACAAGCATCTACATATTTCTATTGAGTCCGCTATGGCTACCGATATTTCTCCGTGGTTTTGGTGGATGAATCAACCTAAGATTGTTAATCAAGTTATCTCAAAGGTAACGCCCGTGCCTGCTAAGAAGGCATACAAGACAGAGGTTTGTACCTGTTGCAAATTGCACGGTGCAAAATAAACGAGGAGGAAACAATGGAACAATTTAAGCAACTCGGACTGACATGGTTCCGTGCTGCGGC